GAGAAGAAGCCGGTTCCCATCGAATCAGTCAACCAAATTTTCAAGGTTTTGCACGGTTCCTACGGCTCGCTGTTCCTCGCGAAGTTTGCGACGGGGGAACTTGACGAGCAGGGCAAGGACAAGGGCATAAAGAGCACTCGGCAGGTTTGGGCGCACGGCCTTCGCGGCATGGATGCACAGACCATAACGACCGCGCTTGAGCGTGTGTTGGATACACACCCGGAGTTCCCTCCGACGCTGCCGCAGTTCATTTCTCTGTGCAAGGCCGCAAAACCGTCTGAGAGGCCCGAGGAACTCAAGCGGCTAGGGGCGTCAGGGCGAGCACATTCCGACGCAACCAAGGCCGCGAGAGAGGCCGCGCTGGCGAAGATCAACCGGCACAAAGCCGAGCGGGTCGAAGAAAGCGCATTGAACCAACTGAAAAGCGCTGTCGCTGGAGCTGTTGCGCTGGCTGGCGGCGATGAAGTCAAGGAGCTGATGAGGCTGGATGCCTTGTTCGCTCCGCAATCAAGGAGCGAGTCATGAGCCTATTCCCCCGCGAAGCACACAACGAAGACCTGCGAGCAATGGCGCATCGGATTTTGGACGACGCCCGCGCAGGAATGGACATCAGCGAAGACCGCATCACCTGGGCGCTTCGCGTTACTGGCGATTTGGAGGGGTGAGAGATGGGTCCTACAAAAAAACTGATTCGCGGCCTGCTGAGCCAGGAGCCGCGCACAACGTTGGAGTTGATCGCCGCCACCGGCATGAGTCGTGGATGCGTCATCGTGAACATTCGCCACCTGAAGAAGAAGGGCCTTCTCAAGGTGGTGGATAAGCGCCCAACAGAGGGTTTGCCTGCGCCTGTCTACGCGACTCACAAGCACTATCCGATGCCGGACAAGAATGAGCCGACCCGGGCAAGCAAGAAGGAGTCGCCGACGTTCGTGGCGATCCACAAGGCCCTGACTGAGCACAAGCGGCTGACGATTGAAGAAATTGCTGATTTCGCTCAAGTCAGCAAGTCACGTATTCAATCCGCGATGTCCTATTACCGCGAGGGCGGCAAGACAAGCAAGGTGTTTCGCATCGCTGAGTGGCAGCGTGTGCAAGGCAGCCGGCGCGGATGGATTCCCGTCTATGCAAAAGGCCCAGCTCCAGACGCCAAGAAGCCTGCGGCAGACAGGAAGCAAGTCCAAGCCGAATGGCGCGAACGTCATCGCGCATCAATCAGGGCAAAGGCGACCCTAGTCAGGTCGAAGCAGCGTGGCGACGAGCAGCCGCTGGCGGCCAATCCGTTCTTCCAACTCTACCAGGTCACCGGCTCTGTTTACGCCGCTGTCCAGCATGAGGCGAGGGAGGCTGCATGAACGTCATCCTCCACAACGCCCAGCAAGGCCACGCCGCCCTGATGGCCCTTTGGCCCCAGATCAAAGCGCACCTCATGGCCGGACAGCAGATGGTCATCGAAGTCAAGGAGAAGACCCGCAGCGCGGAGCAGAACGCCCGGATGTGGGCTCTGCTGACCGATGTGTCACGCCAGGTTGATTGGTACGGCCAGAAGCTGACGCCAGAGGAATGGAAGGACGTTTTCTCGGCATCGCTCAAGAAGCAAAAGGCTGTGCCGGGTCTCGATGGCGGCTTTGTGATCCTCGGTCAGCGCACCTCAAAGATGAGCATTCGCGAAATGGGCGAACTCATGGAGTTGATCGAGGCGTTTGGTGCTCAGAAGGGCGTGCGATTCACGGCGCCTGAGTGGATGGAGGCGTGATGAAGATCAAAGAATGGATCAAACCAGACGAGCAAATGGCAAGGCTTGGTCGTCACTCATGGTCTGTGCCACGCCTATTTGAGTTGTCCAAAGACCTCCCGGTCATGGATGTGTGCATAGACCACATGAGCGTCTATTTCGTTTACGAGAAGCTGACATTGAGGGAGCTTGTCGGGCACATGAAGGCGGTTCAAGAGGCCGATCTGACGTTCCCAATCATCTTGGACGAGGACGGAGAACTCATGGATGGGCGGCACCGGCTCATGAAAGCCATTCTTGAGGGGCGCGAGACGATCAAGGCCCGGCGCTTTGAGGTCAACCCATCTCCCGACAAGGTGGACGAATGACCTGCCAAGACTGCGAATACGCGAAAGAGCACGAACACAGCGGGCTCTATCACGCGAACTGCCCCGAGTGCCAACACCGGATGTTTCTTCAGGTCATGCCGCTGCACTTGGACAACCTCAAACGCACACCCGGAACCGAAGACCGTCGAGCCTACCTGGAGACTGTTCAGCGCAGGCACGGTGAGCGTGCAGTCGGCGCCTTGAAGGCGGCTTACTTGGAGTGGTGGGAGGCCAGGAAATGCGCCAAGTGATCCAACAGGGGCACAAGTACATGCACTTGCAATTAGCCAAGCCCGTGATTGTGCTGGAGGTGCTGCCGTTCTTTGCCCGAGTTGGCGTCATGGCCCTGCCCGATCAGCCGTGGTTTCACAGGATCGAAGAAGCCGATTTTGAAGACCTGCGCCCCATGCCCATGAAGTATTTCGGAGGGGAGGTGCCGCGTGCAGACCAAGCCTAAAGCCAAGAAATGCAAGGTCAAAGACTGCTGCAACTACTTCGTCCCCCGCAATTCCATGCACTCGGTCTGCGGCCCGGTCTGCGCGTCAAAGCTGGTCCGGGACAAGCGGGAGAGAGAAGAAACCAAGCGCAACCAGGAGCAAAGGCGCAAGGACCGCGAAACCCGCGACCGGCTCAAAACCCGATCCGACTGGATGAAAGAGGCTCAGCGTGAGTTCAACAAGTACGTCCGGCTCCGAGATCGTGGAACGTGCTGCATTTCGTGCGGTGTTGTCTTGGCATTGGAGTCATCCGTCGGTGGTGGATATGACTGTGGCCATTTTCGATCCGTCGGGTCAGCCCCTCATCTCCGCTTCGACCCAGATAACGCTCATGGGCAATGCAAAAAGTGCAACCGATACGGAGCGGGCCGAGTGGTTGAGTACCGCCAAGGGCTTGTTTCTAGGCTCGGTCTGGATGTCGTCGAACGTCTGGAGTCCGACCAATCCGCCAAGTACTACTCAGCCGACGACCTGAAAGCCATCCGAGACACCTACCGAGCCAAAGCCAAGGAACTACTGAAAGGACGCGAATGAATCACCAGCGGTTCAACTCGATTTATGAGGGGCTCAGCTCTGTCTGCCAAAAGGTCTATGGAGTCATCCCAATTCAGGAGACGTGGACCATTCAGCAAATCCGGGCAGAGGCCGACCGCAAGGCGCTTGGCATTACTCGCGACCATCAGGTGTTTGGCGGATGCGTTCACACGCTCGTCAAGTGCGGTTTGGTCAATGAGTCGCCACCCGGCAAGTTCCGCAGAACCAAAGTCACAGCCAAACCCGAACCAGACAAGCAGCCGAAGGAGCCAGAAGTGAGCGCGCAACCCGTCAAGCAACCCCAATCAACAAGCCTCAACACCATTGACAGGCTTTCCGTCCTCGCGCTTCAGCTCAAGTCGCTGGCGGCTGAGATTGAATCGGCAGCGATCGAAATCGAAGAACAGAACGCGGTCAATGCCGAAGGCCGCAAGAAGCTGGAACAACTGCAAGCCCTTTTGAAAGGAGTGGCGTGATGTCAAACATGAGCAAGACCGAAGCACTGATTGAGGCCCAGTACCAAGCCGAGACGCTGAGCGACGCGCTGGAACTGTTCAGATCCGCAGAGTTGGCGGTGGCCGCACCACTGCTGCCAATGATGGCTGATAGGTTGGCGGCGCTCGTCTACCTCATTCAGTACGCCCGACTCGGGCACAAGCCGGAAAACTACGACGCCATCTTGGCCGACGCGAAGCAGCACGACGTGACCTAAAACAAAAGCCCCATCGCATTTCTGCTCCGGGGCCTTCGCGGGTTCAGCGCCGCGAGTCTATCACCGGAGTCAAAATGAGTAAACGCCTCGTCATCGAACCGTATTGGCTGCACTGCCTCCTGATGGATTGGGCTTTTGCCTCCTTCCCAAAGGGCGGCGGGCTCGGCTACCCATCAAAGTGCACCTACCTGGCTGAACGCATCCCCCATCAGGCCGCAAGCCGTGAG